GTTGTTATTTCTGAGCCATCTTCGATTGAAGAGTTCCGAACTAATGCCACTCGTATTCTGACAAGTTATATTGATCAGGGTAAAGAAGCTCCCCCGATGATGATGGTTCTTGATTCGCTTGGTATGTTGTCGTCTGCCAAAGAGCTGGCCGATACTGAGTCTGGTAGTGATAAGCGTGATATGACCAAGTCGCAATTACTGCGCGGAACATTCCGTGTTCTTTCATTGAAGTTGGCTAAAGCTAATGTCCCGCTTCTGGTCACTAACCACGTCTATGATGTGATTGGCGCATATATTCCTACCAAAGAAATCAGCGGCGGATCTGGCTTGAAGTATGCTGCTTCTTCCATTGTAATGCTCGGTAAGAAGAAGGATCGTGACGGAACTGACGTGATTGGTAATATTATCAAAGTCACTATGCATAAGTCTAGATTCACTAAAGAGCAGAAGAAAGTTGAAGTCAAGTTATCATATACCAGTGGCCTTGATCGTTACTATGGTCTGGTAGACCTTGCTGAGAAGTATGACATATTCAAGAAAGTTTCTACACGCTATGAACTTCCTGATGGTCGTAAAGTATTCGCCAAGGCTATCTACACAAATCCATCTGAATATTTTACCGATGATATTATGGCGCAAATTGAAGTCGCAGCTGGTAAAGAGTTTAAGTATGGTTCCGGTGAAGAAGAACCAATTGTAGAGGAGATTGAAGATGCCAGTTAAGTATGATTTGGTCCAGCATGATGATGCTTTTCATGATGATCATTGGGCAATTAAGATATTGGAGGGCGACTTAGAGGGAGTTGTTTACCAATATGATACAGTAACTTTTAGGGAAGATGATGACGGCGTAGGATTTTTAGACTTTGATGTATTGTGGATTGAAGGTGAAGAGATTGCTGCGTTCCGTGATTATGAAAAAATTACCGGCGAAATTCTTGCTGGGATAATTGAAGAAAACGTGAGAGAGATGACAGATGGCGACAGAGACACTAATACTGAGACACCTGCTGAATGATGAAGCATTTGCGAGAAGAACGCTTCCATATCTAAAGCCAGAGTATTTCGCAGACCGTGTTGAGAAAACGGTCTATCAACAAATTGATTACTTTATTGAGAAGTATAACTCGCTTCCGACTAAAGAAGCATTAACAATTGAGCTAGATGCAGTCAGCAACCTGACGGATAAAGAGTTTGAGGAATGTGGTAAGTATATTTCCGAACTCGATATCCAGCAGGCTGAAGATCAGGATTGGCTGTTAAAGACAACCGAAAAGTTTTGCCAAGAGAAAGCAGTCTATAATGCTATTATGGAAAGCATTGGCATTATAGACTCGAATGGGAGTGAAGACAGGGATAAGGGTGCTATTCCCGAGTTACTGTCTGATGCTCTTGCCGTTTCTTTTGACCCTAATGTTGGTCACGACTTTATTGAAGATGCCAGCGAGCGGTTTGACTTCTACCATCGTAAAGAAGAAAAGGTTCCATTTGACCTTGAGTACATGAATAAGATTACTGGTGGTGGTTTGCCTCGTAAGACTTTGAATGTTTTGATGGCTGGTACTGGCGCAGGTAAGTCATTGGCTATGTGCCATATGGCTTCGGCTAATCTGATGGATGGTAAGAACGTTCTCTACATTACAATGGAAATGGCTGAGGAAAAGATTGCGGAGCGTATCGATGCCAATCTACTCAATGTGACACTCGACGACCTGAAGACTTTGTCAAAGACCATGTATGATAAGAAGATTGCGCGGGTAAAGGGTAAGACGACAGGTAAGTTGGTCGTGAAAGAATATCCTACTGCGTCAGCTGGTACTGGGCATTTCCGTCACCTTCTCAATGAGTTGAAGCTGAAGAAGTCATTTATACCTGATATCATCTATATTGATTATCTTAATATTTGTATGTCATCCCGCCTCCGCAATGGCGGTAATCANAACTCCTACACTTTGGTTAANGCAATTGCTGAAGAGATACGTGGGTTGGCCGGTGAGCAAAACGTACCTATTGTGACAGCTACTCAGACAACCCGAAGCGGTTATGGTAGCAGTGATATTGACTTGACTGATACATCTGAGTCGTTTGGTTTGCCAGCTACAGCTGACTTTATGGCGGCGCTGATCGTTACTGAAGAACTTGATGAGATGGGGCAAATAATGATCAAGCAATTAAAGAATCGTTATGGTGACCCAGGACAGTACAAAAGGTTCATGGTTGGCATTGACCGAGCTAAGATGCGACTGTACGATGTTGAGCAACAGGCTCAAGAGGATGTTGTCGATAATGGTCCAGTATTTGATCAGACGGGATACGGTAAGCGCATGAAGGAAGATGATTCGATGCAATGGATGACCAAGAAAGCTGGCCGAAAAGATTTCAGTGGATTGAAAATCTAAATGAATTGCGTAAACACCCCTCTCTCACTCTCTCAAGTGTTTGCGCAATCATAGTGACCTAAGCATGTCACACAAAACTGCTCCTTTTCCCTTTCCTTTCGATTATAAATAGGTTATAATATAATTATCAAAATTACTTATAGGTTGACCAATGCATAATTTTAATGAGTTCTTGACCGAAGCGACTAAACAGTGGCTTGGTTTTGAACATTTGCCTACAGCTATGAACCCTGAATTGAAGAGGTTTCTTAATCGCTTAGAGAAAGTTGCTGACGCTGAGAATATCTATATAGAGCCGAAGTATGATTTCCGCAAGGCAAATGCAAGATTAGTGATTAAGGTTACAGACAAATCAGCTATCCCCAAATTAGTTAAACACAAGTCTTTGGTCGGTTATGGCTTCACCCCTTCTGGTGATAAGTATGTCACATCTAAGTTAGTTAATATCGCGCTGACACCCTCGGGCGGTATTCGCGGAACTGGCAAACTACCACGGAAGGGTGAAGCGGTAACTATACCGTCAACTGCTGAGCAAGAGAATGGCACTATCGCATACTTCTCATCTATGTTCAAGAATAAGAAAATTGACATCAAGGGTATATCTGATGCGGTTGGCTATCCATTTAGTGATGAGTGGATGCATAACTTTGAGCAGCAGTATCGCGCGTTCACTTCGAACATGGGTTCTGGATTTGCTAAGCATAAAATTTACCTTGATTCAGAGAAAAACGACTCTAACATACTGTTCGTTCTAGCAAAGAAGTTCGGCTTGAGCGATTTGAAGGATAACTGGAACCCATCTGACGTCTGGATTATGTCACTTAACAAAAGCCAAGTTATAAAGCAGACCAAGGGGATTACTTCTCTCCTTGAGTATAATGCTTGGTTGAGTGATAAGTATGAGAGCAAAGAGATTGTTGGCGTATCATTAAAGAAAGTGTCGAAGGGTAAGGCAGGAAAGTTCCAAACTGTTTCTACTCTAGATTTGCCTGACGTTGATGTTAAGGTGAGTCGCGTATTATTTGACCCATTCCAAAAGAACTTCATACTTGAAACTGATGGTAACATTAAAGGATTCAACCTGAGGGTTGGATATAAGGCGGCGACCGTATCTAAGAATTCAGATATTCGGATCTACCTTGAGGGTAGACAAAAGGGCGCAGCTGTTCAGCTCGGTGCAGTTTCTGCGCAGTTATTCCCCAAACTGGCAATAGATAATGGATATGACATCCCTTCAGATAAGACTAAGATTCTGAATGATCCGATGAAGTATTTGAACACAACTCTGCCTAGACTTCTGAGGAATTCGGTTGTAGTTGATAAAGTATCAGCATTCCCCGATTCAGAAATAGCATTGAAAGCTGGCGCGTTTCTGACGTATTATCTCGAGATATTGCTAGAGAGTAACCCAGACATATTGAAGAGCTGCTACTACTCAAGCACAAAGACTAACGACTTCTCATCAATTCACTGTAAGTTATACTAAGTTTAAACTTATGAGAGTACAAAGGATACCCATGTTAAATTTCAATCAATACAAAGATAATGAGATTGTTCACGAGCTGACCGAAGGCGTGAATGACCCCTCGATATTTAAAGCTGTATTCCTAGCAGGTGGCCCAGGATCTGGTAAGTCGTTTGTTGCGGGTAAGACTGCTCTGCAGGCTCTCGGGTTTAAACTCATCAATTCTGACGATGCGTTCGAAGCTGGTCTTAAGAAAGCAGGACTTTCAACTAGCCCAGAAGATATTGCCTCAGCCCAAGGGCAGAAGATTCGTGCTGGCGCAAAGGCGATCACTGGCAGGAAAATGCAGCTGGCGCTGGATGGCAGGTTGGGGTTGGTAATTGATGGGACTGGTAAAGATTACGGTAAAATTAAAAAACAAGTTGACGACCTCCGCAAACTAGGTTATGCTGTAAAAATGATATTTGTTAATACTGATCTAGATACTTCGATTATGAGAAACGACAAGAGACCAAGGTCACTTCCTCAACAGCTGGTTGTTAAACTTTGGAAGGAAGTACAAAAGAATATTGGTAAGTTTCAAGGGTTATTCCGTAACCGCATGATCATTATTGATAACTCTGAAGGGGCAGATATTGAGCGATCTACATTGGAGGCTTATAAGGATATCCAGAGATGGGCAGGTAAGCCACCCGAAAACTCTATAGCACAGAAGTGGATAACCACACAAAAGGCAAAGAAATGAAAAGTTTCAAAGAATACATTACTGAAGGAAAGGTCAAATGGAAGAAAGTTCCTGACGGTTATGATGGTAGAAGGAAAGTGTTCAAACACGTAACTTCTGATGGTAAGTTCGAGATTCGTTTGTCAGGTATGGACTCTATGAAGTTCAATAAGGACGGTAGTCAGAAAGTGTTACCCACGATCTTTGATAAGAGCGGAGACACCCCGAGACATCCCGTAACCGGATATAAGAATGTTTCTACTGCTAAGGCAGAAGTTCAAAGATGGATAGATGACCATGAAGAAGTTTAATACATTTTTAATTGAAGACAAGAACACGCATATGGAACATTTGGAAGATGCTGTTCTTAATGGAGGAGTAACTGGTGCGAGACAAGCTATTAATTTGCTTAGATCTATGCGTGACATGCTGTCTGGCAGTAGTAGTCGGGGCGTTTCTACTACTGTTAAGTGGGACGGCGCTCCTGCTATATTTGCTGGTCAGGATCCTAGTGATGGCAGATTCTTTGTTGCGAAGAAAGGCGTATTCGCTAAGAACCCGAAAGTTTACAAAACCCCTGACGAAGTAGATGCCGACACTAAGGGTGATTTGGCAGTTAAGCTGAAGCTGGCGCTGAAGCATTTACCTGCTTTGGGTATCAATGGCGTCATTCAGGGTGACTTCTTGTTCAGTAAGAGCGATCTAAAGTCCGAAACTCATGACGGCGAGAAAGTTACTACGTTCCACCCTAATACAATTGTATATGCAGTTCCTAGTAAATCAGAAATGGGCAGGGCAATTCGGTCAGCTAAGATCGGTATTGTTTGGCATACTGTTTACACTGGTACTTCGTTCGAGAATATGAAGGCATCATTCGGTAAGGAAATAGCAACTAAACTGAAAAAGACTAAAGACGTCTGGTCAGTTGATGCTATGTTTACTGACGTTTCTGGCTCAGCTACATTTACTGAGAAAGAAAACAAAGAAGTTACTAAGTTCATATCTACGGCTGGTAAGATATTCAGTAAGCTGGACGCCAAGACTCTCAATAGCATTTCAGATAATCCTGAGTTGTTGCAGAAAGTGAAGACCCACTTTAATAGTAAAGTCCGAGCAGGCCAAAAGATAACCAATGTCAAATCGCATGTCCGTGGTCTTGTCAACTATATTACTGAGTTTTATGGTAAGCAAGCTGACAAGCGCAGTACTCCTAAAGGCAAGAAGGTTCAGACTGATAAGCGTGATGATATACTCAAGTTCTTTTCTAGTGCCAACGTAAAGAATCTAGAGAACATCTTCTTGATGATGAATGCTTTGATTGACGCTAAGGAACTGGTCATTAAGAAAATGGATCAGGCGAGTAATATTGATACTCTGCTGCGAACCAAAGATGGGTTTATCGTAACTGCCCCAGAAGGTTATGTTGCCATTGATAATGACGGTAGCGCACTCAAGCTAGTAAACAGGATGCAATTCAGTCATGCTAACTTCTCTGATGATTACATCAAAGGTTGGCAAAAGTAATTCTTATAAATAGATTTTTAATTAATAGCGTTAAGCCCACGGGAAACACGTATGAAGAAAGTAGTATTTACATTTGGCAGACTCAATCCACCCACAGTCGGTCACCAAAAGCTAGTCGATAAAGTAATCTCCACTGGTAAGAAAGAAAAGGCTGATTCTAAAGTCTTTCTTTCTCACACACAAAACGCCAAGAAAGATCCGCTCAACTATGCCGAGAAGATTAGGTTTGCCCGCAAGGCATTCGGTAAAGTAATTGAGCAGACCAATTCTAAGACAATAATTCAAATCCTACAAGAATTACAGAAGTCTGGTTATACGGATGTTGTTCTGGTAGTTGGATCAGACCGTGTTAGTGAGTTCGCCGGTTTATTGAATAAGTACAACGGTGGTCCATTTAAGTTTGACTCAATTGATGTTCGTTCAGCTGGTGCTCGCGATCCTGACTCTGTTGGTGTTGAGGGTATGTCGGCTTCAAAGCTAAGAGCATTGGCAATCGAAGGTCAATTTGATACATTTAAGACTGGCTTGCCTAAGAAGCTGAACGACCGTGATGCTAAAGATATATACGATACCATCCGAGCAGTAATCAAAGAAGATCTGGATGAAGATCGTAAGCCACTGTCTATATCTCAGCGTAAAGCTATTGGTCGCCGAATGAAGAAGCTGGCTCCAAAGCTACAGCGTATCAAGAAGATGAAGTCAAAGAAAATGGCTGATACTCAGACAATCGCCAAGCGTGCTCAGAAAGCTGCTATCTCAGCAGTAAGAAAGAAAGTCGCAGGTAAGAAGGGGCAGAATTATGCCAACCTATCACCTGGAGATAAGATTGCCGTTGACAGATTAGTACAGAAAAGGTCGGCTATGATACAGAAGTTGGCTAAGAAGCTGGTACCTGCCACTCGTAAGAAAGAGATAGCTAGATTGAAGTCACTAAGAGGCGGCTCAAAGAATGAGAGTTTTGATGCGCTATTTGAGCGTCAAGATTCAGAGATCAAAGATAGAGAAGGAAGCCAGCCAGCTAAGTATCACAGCGGTTTGGCCAAGTCAACCAAGACTAAGCGCGATACACAGTTCCAGAAGGGTGCCGAGAAAGATCCGAGTGATTCTAGCGCGTATCCTGACAAGCATGCTGGTGATGCTGGAGCTGAGACTCGCACTTCTAAGCACACTAAAAAGTATCGCGACATGTTCGGCGAGAACTCTAAGTCTGATGAAGCTAAATCAAAGATTGAACGAGAGAAGGCTGCTGACGCTAAGAAACATGACCGCATGATGGATCGGGCTAGAACTGCCGATACCAGAGCTAAGAACCGTGAAACGAAAGAAGAGTTTGAGTTGACTGAATCAGCTGAAGCATCCTTGCGTAAAAAGGCTGATAAGACTGGTATCTCATACGGTATTCTGAAAAAGGTATATGACCGTGGTATGGCAGCATGGCGTACTGGTCACCGCCCAGGAGCAAACCAACAGCAATGGGCATTTGCTCGGGTTAATAGTTTTGTCACTAAAGGCAAAGGTACTTGGGGCAAAGCTGATAAAGATTTAGCTGACAAGGTTCGGGGGACTAAGAAAGAATCCATTAATGAGGAAAAGGTTATGGATGAAGGCACTCCTGGCTACGATATTGCTCTGTTGAAGTCAAAGACTATTCAAAAGAAGAAGTATAAGGCTGCAGCTGATGTGCTCAAGTCAGTTATCACTCGTAAGAAAAAAGAAGCCAAAGAAGCAGGTAAGTCTGTTCGTCATGGTAATGAGTATTATGCTGGGACTGTAGCGAAACAGTATGGAGTTAATCCTCGAGTTTTGCGGACTATGGTTGAGCAAATGATTTCTGAAGAGGGCGGTGCTGGCGAAGAGGGGACTAAGAAGTTGGTGGATAAATACAAGAAGGATACTCCTAATGCTTAATTTCAAAGAATTCATAACTGAAAAAGATAAAGATCCTCGTTTAGCTAAAGCTGGCGTTTCGGGATTCAACAAGCCAAAGGGAACGCCGAGCCACCCAAAGAAGAGTCACATTGTCGTAGCTAAAGATGGCGATAAGATTAAGACTATTCGTTTTGGTGAGCAAGGCGCTTCAACTGCTGGCGACCCTAAGAAGGGTGAGTCTGATAAGATGAAGGCAAAGCGCAAGTCATTCAAAGCAAGGCACGGCAAGAACATCGCCAAAGGTAAAATGTCAGCTGCGTATTGGGCGGATAAGGTTAAGTGGTAAACACCAGTCGCAAATAAACTAAATAGAACATGCTATACTAAAGGAATCAAAGGAACCAATAATGAAAACATTGAACACCGTCATCCGTGAGATGTACACCCCTACAGATAACGCGGTTGACCTTGACGAGTCAACTAAAGCGTATGCTGCGTCACTAGAAAAGATGGCTAGTGATAAAAAGCTAAAGAATATCTCTAAGAAAGATCGTGACATTCTGGCTAAATTGGCTGATATGATGAAGAATGCTAATGAAGAAGTTGATTTGAACGAAGGCAAGATGAAAGAGTTTCATGCCATGGTTAAAAAAGGTATGACTGCCGCGCAGATCGCCAAGAAGATTGGTATGAAAGAGAAAGATGTTGCTGAGTTCATGAAAGGTATGGACGAGTCAGTTGATCTTGATATCAATGAAGTATTCGAAGCTCTTGACGAAGCAGTCGCCGATTGGACAGTAACAGTAGCCAAGCCAGTCAATAAGCTCAAGAAAGGTGACGAGAAGAAAGTTAAAGCTCGTTCAGCATTCGAAGCGATTAATAAAGCAATGAAACTTTGGGGCGACCCTTCACTTAAAGCAGCACCTGCGAGTTCGTTCAAGGTTACTAAAGAATCTGTTGAACTTGAAGAAAAGAATGGAGTAGTAGATATGAATGAATCTGAATCATACACCAAGTATGGCGTTTCCCAGTCATTAGTTGATGCTGTTAATCGCGTAGTAACTGGTCAATCTGAAAGCGTTGAAATTGATAATCAGTCCGAGAATGATGTTATTGAACATGGCGCTGAGATGCTGGGCGAAGATAACACTAATGATAAGTCTGACGATGGCGAAGGTCTTGACAAGGTTCAACCCAAAGCCGTGAAGAAGAAGTTCAAGGATCGTAAAGATAAAGACATCGACAATGACGGTGATGTTGACTCATCTGACAAGTTCTTACATAAGAGACGTAAAGCAGTATCTAAGGCTGTTTCTAAAGATGAGAATGCTGATGAAGGTCCAGATGAAGATGAGAAGTCTGACGATAAGGACGATAAGCCAGCTGATAAGAAGGCTGACGATACGCCAGCTGAAAAGAAAGCTACTAAGAAGAAAGATGATAAGGATATTGATTCGGGCAAAAAAGAAAAGGTTGACGTTGATCCTAAGTTAGACGAATCAATGTTTAAGAAAAAGTATGGTAGTCGCTGGGAAGCTGTGATGGAAGCGACCTCTCAAAAATTGGCTATGAAAAATACTAAATAAGTAACAATAACGAAATATCTTAAGAGGATAACGAAATGAGTTTATGGGGTAATAAAGACCTGAAGACAGGTTCAGGAACTGGCACTGTAGTAGTGTCAGCTGCTAATAGCACTGTTGAAGCCGCTGGCGGCGGTGATCTGTCAGTATTCGCTGTTGGCGATTTCTTAAATGTAGGCGGCAATGACTATGTATTCACTGCTATTGCTAACGCATCAATTGCTACTGTTCGTTCTGGCATTAATGGCGGCGCATTAGTTGGCGCTCAAGCTAACGGAGCATATGTAGTATCCGAGAAGCCTTTGTACGTTGTGTACTCTGAAGCTAACGGCGATGCTAGTAAGATCTTCGGCGTAGATACAGACGAAATGGCTTATGCTAACACTGCTGGTACTGAGGCTGATGCAGTTCCTCACGCTGGTTGGGTTCGTCGAACCGAAGGTTCAGGTGGTCGCGCTGGTCGCGTATCATACGAAGTATTGGTTGCTGGAAGCTCTATCTCTGGCGATGCAGCTGATGACGCTAAACTTCCAGAATAAGGAATTAAAAGATGGCCGATAAAAAGGTTACAAACTTAGATGCTCTGACTCTAGTGTCAGGTGATGACCTTTTTATGGTCGTCGATTCGCCTGCTGGCGTTCCCACGAATAAGAAGATTACTGCCTCAAATTTATTTGGCGACCTGAGAGTCCCATTAAGTGTGAGCGGTAATACTATGACTATTTCTGCGAATGCCACGGTTACTGGTGAGCTGCGATTAACACCAAGTACACCTGGATCAAGTAATACCACCACTGAAAATATTGGGTCTGGTAAGATCTGGTATGATAGTACATACCTATATATTGCTGTAAGTAATACAGCTATTAAACGAGTGCTGCTGAGCGAATTCTAATATATGTTTGAAAACTTGACGGAAGACAACTTCCAAATATTTGCTATGAAATGTTATACAAACCCGCACTGCGCGGACTTATTAGAATTTCAAGACGACCTAAAGAGAATCAGGTACGTCAAGCGACTGTTTAAGAAGTATAGAGATACAGGCGAATTAAAGGAACGGTTGATACTCAACCATTTGATTGTCATTTACAATATGTTTGAGGCAAGGCCAGCGACAAGAATGCTGTTCCTGAAGCTTGATGGCTATTACGAGTATCTCAAACCGTTCCTCATATTCCTCGGGTATTATCCAACTGAACTTGGTTTGGTAAATGGTGATCGTGTCCTTGATTGTGATATATCATTGGACGTTCAAATTGTTAAGACGCTAAGGGGCATTTAATGGCTGGTAAGTTTTCAGATTTAATATTGGTCTACCAATTCATTAAGAGGCTCACTACACCGTTTGATAAGACTGAAGCGTTTAAGCTGGGCATTATTGACGGTAGCGGTAAGAAGGTGAAGTCACCTGAGACTACTGCCGAAAAGAACTCATATGGTTATTATGACCGCATGGTGTTTAATCTTAAAAAGATGCTGGAGAAAGTTCCTGGGGGCAAGTCTAAGATCGGTTCTTATGCTGCTGCGCTTTTCCTCATCAAAGAAGGTGACACCAGCAAGCAAGATTTTAACGAAACCGAATTACGAGAAGGGTTATACGAAGCAATGGATGAACTCAATCAACTTCAAGAAAAAGATTTCAATAAGTTATTTGAAGAAACTAATGTTACTGGTGCGGCAGTTGCTGGTACTGGCGACGACCCAGTACATTGGAAGAAGCCAGACGCTCGTAAGAAAGAAACTAAAGCATTCCTGAAAAGATACCTTGACCAATCGGCCAAGCGTAAGAAAATTAAAGAAAGAAAAGACTTCATGTCAAGGTTCGGGTTATAAGATATGGCACAGTATAGAATAGACAACCAAGAATACTTAGCAAATGGGACTACTATTTTCGAAGTCAACATGCTGTCTGATAAAGATGGTAATATTATTAACACCTTCGGAGCGGCATCTAATATCCCATTAGCAAATGGTGATTTAGACGGATACACTCCCGTACATAAGTTTGGTGCGCTTGACGGTACTATCGGTACTGGTTGGTCAACTATTTGGACTGGCGGAGAAACAACTGGGCAACAGTTGTATCCTTGGCCAGCTATCGCTGACGCTAGTGTCGTTACTGTCGTATCTGATGACGGTGCTGACATAACTGATGTTACATTAGAAGGGTTGGATGCTAACTATGCCTTCCAGACTGAAACTATTTGCCTGACTGGAGAAACTCCTGTAACTGGCACCAAGACTTGGCACAGAATAAACCGAGCATTTATGTCTGGTACTGCCACTAATGTCGGCACTATTGTTGTTAAGAATGCAACACCTACTGTTATCACAGAGATTAAAGAAGGGCGTGGACAATCACTACAGGCATTCTATACAGTACCCGCAGGTTGTACTGGGTTCCTAAACACTGTACAGATGACAGCAAGTAAGAATCAGGCAGTAGAGATTGCTATGTTTGCCCGTCCTTTTGGTGGCGCATTCCGAGTCGTTGGTGGGGTGTACTTATTCCAAAGTGACCACACTATCGAGTATGCTACTCCGATTAAGTTTACCGAGAAGACCGATATTGATGTGCGGGCTATTGGCGCTGCTAATGGTGTTCTTTCTGCGGCATTTGATATGATGATTGTAGCAAACACGGTACTGCCAGCGTGAGAACTATAGCCGAAATGGCAAAGCGAAACACTCCTGCTAAGGGTGGCAAAGAATTCGGTAGCCTCTTTGAGAGCTGCAGCTCGAATACGCCAAAGAAAGAAAGCGCGTTGAGTACAGCGAAGGTTACATTGACGAAGATAAGTGAGTTGAAGAGAAACATAAAGAGGTAATTATGTTCAGAATATACATGTTTTTGGCATTATTTGCGGTTGTGGGAGGGTCTTTATATGGCGCTTATGCTTACTACAAGGACTCACAGGCTCGTATCTCTCAACTAACAGCTAATAACGCCACTCTCAAGTCAGCAAATCAATCTAATTTAGCAACCATAGATTCTATGCAAGCAACTGCTCAGCTTCAAGCTGCGTTGACAAAAGACTTACAAGTTAATTTACAACAAGCTGAGCAATATCAGGATAAACTGATTGGCCAATTGCGTAAGCATGATTTGACCAAACTCAGCCTAAAGAAACCTGGACTAATTGAGACGAGAATAAACAATGGGACATCAGCGCTATTTAAAAGCATTGAGTCTGATACTGCTAAGTAGCATATTTCTATCAGGCTGTAATACATATCGGGCACTAACAGAAACAGTCACCAAGACTGAGATTGTCAAGTCAAACATTCCTGTTCAGGAAAGGCCAAAGCAAGTAGACTTAAATGACATACAATGGTATGTTGTCACCGAGCGCAATATGGAAGAGTTCATTGAGCGGTTCGAGAAAGAGAATGGGTCTGTTGTTTTCTACGCTATGTCAGTTCGAGACTATGAAACCCTAGCACTGAACATGTCTGAGTTGAAACGCTATATATTACAGCAGAAAGAACTTATAATCTACTACGAAAAGTCAGTATCTGACGAACCTGAACCGGAGCAAGAAGATGAATTATGATAGAGCATACCGCGCAAGCTGCTTGTCAGCATACGCATACGCCACCGAAGAACAAGTGAAAAAGGCTTGCAAGTCTATAGGATTGACAGGTAAGTTGATCAGCAAAAACGGTGCTGAAGTATTAGTCGCTCGGGGCGGTGGTGAGTTATGGTTCGCATTTCGTGGCACTCAGCCTGATAAATTGAATGACGTTATGGCTGACCTAAATGTAATTCGCAATTCATCAATTGCTGGCGGTAAGGTTCATACAGGGTTCCAGGATGAAGTTAATGAGTTGTGGATGGACTGCCTCAAAGAGATTGAAAACAATAACAACCTAAAGAAGCCAAAGAAACTATTTTTCACTGGCCACTCATTGGGCGCTGCTATGGCTACTATTGCCGCCAGCCGGTGTAGTGCTGAGGAACTATACACCTTTGGGTCGCCGCGTGTTGGTGGTCGTAAGTTCACTAAGAACCTTGATTGTCCGCACTATCGCTTCGTCAATAACAATGACATCGTTTGTACTGTGCCGCCTGCTATACTTGGGTTCAAGCATGATGGTGAGAAGATATACTTCAATGCATATGGGCAGGTTCGTGCGCTTACATCATGGCAGCGAGTTAAGGATTTCTTCCGCGGGATATGGTCTGGTTGGAAACAGGGTAAATTCCTTGATATGTTCACTGATCATGGCATCTGGAACTATATTAAGAATATCGAAGATAATAAAGATAACTTTAAGGTTGACGAATAACATGTATTGGTTTATACTAAAATCTATTCTAGGATCAATTATAGGAAGCTCGTTCTATAACTGGTTTAAGAACACTCGAGTTGGCGTATGGTTGCAGGCTCATATAAACAGGTTTATGGAGTATGTTGCTGTTAAGTATGATATTAAGATTGCTGAGCGCGAAGAAGCTTGGTTAAAGGAATATCCTAATTTGGCGGAAAGAATTCGTGCTCTAGAAGAAGCTAGTGCTCCAGCCAAGAATTCCAAAGTATAAATATACTCACATAACGTGATTACATAATCTATGCAAACCACACAACCCAAATATGCCCAGCCTAAGATAGTGTTTGAGCAAGAAGAACTTAAGAAGGTATCCGTTAGTATGGATTTATTTAATCTACTTGAGGAACGCCGTATCGAGGCTCAACAGCAGCAGGATATCTTGCATAAGAGGATTGGCGCATTGCGTGATGAATTACACAAAGAGATAAGCCAGTCTCATAAAGAAATAATGGTTGAAATTCGCGAGATGAAGGAAGAGCAGCGTGAACATGCGAAGGAAATGTCCAATAGGGTAGCTAAACTTGAGCAATGGAAATGGCAAGCTGCCGGTGGCGTTATTGTCTTTGCCATGCTTTGGCCGATGATAAAAGAATCGATGGGATTCTAAAATAACTCTTGACATTTGATTGGTTCTATTATATAATGAGTACATGAGTAATTATATTGAAAGCAAATACCTAAACCTCCTGTCTGCGCAACTTTCGCACTTCAAGCAGAAGAATGACAATCTATGGAACTTTCGCTGTCCATATTGTCTAGATTCGCAGACTAATTTAAACAAGGCTCGCGGATACGTTTTCCTCAAAGAAGCCTCCTACATATTCAAATGTCATAACTGCGGTCACGGCGCATCCCTCAACAACCTAATAAAGCACGTGAACCCGATGTTGCATAAAGAATATGCCATGGAGAAATTTAAGGATAGCGGTGGGCATAAGAAGGTTGCTAACACAACCACAGCAAAGACCAAGACCGAGTTCAGGTTCAAGAAGAAAGCGAGCTATCTGAAGACTCCACTCGGCAAACTCAAGAAAGTATCCCAGCTAATGCCAGGACATAAAGCCAAGCGATATGTCGTGTCTAGGATGATCCCCAGCAACTACCACTTCAAACTGTTCTACGCGCCCAAATTCTATGAGTTCGTGAATCAGTGTATTCCTAATAAGTTCCCCGAGATATCTAAAGACGAGCCTCGACTGATCATACCGTTTATTGATCAGGATGATAATCTGATTGGATTTCAAGGAAGAGCATTGGGCAACTCAGATCTCAAGTATATAACTATCATGATTGACGAAGATGCGCCTAAGATATTTGGCCTAGACACCATGGATCCTACTAAACCAGTCTATGTTGTGGAAGGTCCAATTGATAGCATGTTCGTAAATAACGCAATTGCGATGGCTGGAGCAGACGTCAGTGGTCTTGATAGGATTTCTGCCGACTATATCTTCGTTTACGACAACGAGCCGAGAAGCGCGCAGATAGTTCGTAGGATAAAGAAATCTATTGATAGAAACCATGCTATTGTATTGTTTCCTAAAAATATTCGTGAAAAAGACATAAATGATATGATAATGTCTGGTATGAGCGTCAGCGAAGTTTCAGAAATTATAAGTAGTAACACCTTTGACGGATTAGCCGCAAAAGCTAAGTTATCAGAATGGAGTAGAGTATGATTTTATCAGAACATATGAGTGAAGACAAACGACTGAGAGCAGTTGTTAGTCACGACTACAAAGTGGAATTGTTCGAAGGAGATAAACTCATTGCTCGTATTCCTGGCGAGAAATGGAACGCTGAAGAGACCGCAGAAGATTGGTGCCTTGGCGAATTAACAGTACGAAAAGTACAAAAACAAACAACTTAATTAGAAGGTATTATATGCTGGGTATGCCAAGCAAGCACCACGGTGTGCGAATAGATTACAACCGTGACGAAGTGATGACAGAACAGGCTGTTAAACTTCTTAAAGATTATTATTGCCGTGACGATGAGACATCCCCACAAGAAGCATTTGCCCGCGCCGCAGCTGCGTACTGTTATGGTGATAAGAAGCTGGCTCAGAGAATTTATGATGGAGCTTCGAAGGGTTGGTTCATGTTCTCTTCACCAGTTCTATCTAATGCTCCTATAAAGGGGGAGAAGGTTAAGGCTCTGCCGATATCTTGTTTCTTGACATACGTTCCTGATACACTTGAGGGGCTGATTGATCATAGCGCAGAGCTGCGCTGGTTGTCAGTAAAGGGCGGCGGCGTCGGAGGCCATTGGTCTGACATTCGGTCAGTATCTGATGTTGCTCCTGGACCTATGCCTTTCCTACATACAGTAGATAGTGATATGACTGCGTATCGCCAAGGCAAGACTCGCAAAGGCTCATACGCTGCATATATGGATATATCTCACCCTGATATTCTTGAATTTATCAATATGCGCATTCCTACCGGTGATGTGAACCGCAAGTGTCTAAACCTACACCATGCGGTAAACTTGACCGATGAGTTTATGGAAGCTGTGCGTGATAATGCCGACTGGGAATTGAAAGATCCTAATAAGTCTGACGTTCGAGAAACTAAAAAGGCTCGGCACCTTTGGGAACTGCTTCTTGAGACTCGATACCGTACAGGCGAGCCATACCTAAACTTCATTGATACAGCTAACCGAGCTATGCCAGAAACCCAACGCGATTTGGGTCTTAGGATTAATGGTTCTAACTTATGTAACGAGATTCACCTGCCTACGAATGAAGACCGTAGCGCCGTATGTTGCTTATCCTCTCTCAACTTGGAGAAATATGATGAATGGAAAGATTCGACTATTGTTGCCGATCTTATTCGTTTCCTTGACAACGTCTTGCAGTTCTTTATTGAAAACGCAGGAGACGAAATTTCCCGAGCAAGGTATTCTGCAGTGCAAGAGCGCAGTTTGGGTCTCGGAGCAATGGGCTATCACAGCTACCTGCAAAAGCACAGAATTGCGTTTGAATCTGACTATGCAGGGCTATTAAACAAATCAATCTTTGAAGATATCCAGACTAAAGCTATCGCCGAGAGTGTAAGGATCGGTGAAGAAAAGGGCGAAGCACCTGATATGGCAGGTACTGGTCGTAGAAATGCGCACTTATTGGCTATCGCGCCTAATGCTAACAGCTCGCTTATTGGCGGTACTTCACCTTCGATTGAGCCATGGAAAGCTAATGCGTTTACATCCCGTACACGCGCTGGTTCGCATTTGACTAAGAACAAGTATCTTGAAGAAGATCTTGAGGCGCTAGGAAAGAATACTACTGAGATCTGGTCGTCAATCATCACCAGCGGCGGCTCGGTACAGCATCTAGACTTTCTATCAGACCGCCTGAAGGATGTATTCAAAACAGCAATTGAGCTTGATCAGGACGTTATCGTCAAGCAAGCCGGTGACCGACAGGAGTTCTTATGTCAAGGTCAGTCTTTGAACATATTCTTCCCATCTGGGGCAACTAAATCGTATCTACATAAAGTACATTTTAATGCTTGGCAATATGGCACAAAAGGGTTATACTACCTGAGAACTGAGACTTCTAACAAAGCAGAGAACGTCTCGCAGAAGGTAGCGCGTGATAGATTGGCTGAATTCAGCGACCCATCTTCTACAGCTGATGATGACACCCAATCCGGCTGTGTTGCTTGCGAAGGCTGAGGATAATGAATCAAATAAAACGAAATATACATATTCTAGGAGAAGTAAATTGGAAGTAACGATCTATAGTAAGAGCAATTGCCCATTTTGTGAAAAGGCTAAGTTTTGGTTCAAATCCCATGGATACAAATTCACTGAGATTAACCTTGATGATGAAGAACAGCGTATGGCGTTCTATCAGAAGATTCCAGGAGCAAGGTCAGTTCCCCAGATCTTCATTGACGAGAAGTTGATCGGCACCTATGATGACTTTATGAAGGTTGCTGATTCATACGTCAAGAAGCAAGGCGGTTTGATGCAGTTTTCAGAGACATATAAGCCATTCCATTATCCATGGGCGGTAGATATTACTACTCGTCATGAGAAGGCTCACTGGATTGAGGATGAGATTGACTTATCTGAAGACGTGACTGACTGGAAAATGGGAAAGATGAGCTTTACAGAGAAAGAATACACTACCAATATTCTACGCCTGTTCACTCAATCTGACGTTGCTGTTGGTCAAAACTACTATGATCAGTTTATCCCTAAGTTCAAGAACAATGAAGTGCGAAATATGCTTGGTTCTTTTGCTGGCCGAGAGGGCATTCACCAACGTGCGTATGCGCTACTTAATGAAACTCTAGGACTATCTGATGCTGAATACCACGCATTCCTTGAGTACAGCGAGATGGCTGATAAGATTGATTTCATGATGGAAGCTGATGTTACTACGGTTCGAGGTCTAGGACTATGTCTGGCTAAATCAGTATTCAATGAAGGGGTGGCATTATTTGCGTCATTCGTTATGCTACTGAACTTCCAGCGTTTCGGTAAGATGAAAGGTATGGGTAAGGTTGTAGAGTGGTCTATTCGAGATGAGTCTATCCATGTTGAGGGCAACTCTAAGTTATTCAAAGCGTATTGCGCCGAGCATCCCCGCATTGTGGATGAAGATTTCAAGAAAGATATATATGAGATAGCGAGGCAAGCTGTCAAGTTAGAAGATAAGTTTGTTGATCTCGCTTATAAGATGGGTGCTGTTGAGGGTCTTGAAGCTTCAGAAGTGAAGCAATATATCCGATATATCACTGATCGAAGGTTGTTACAGCTTGGGCTGCAAACAAACTTTAAAGTTAAAGAGAATCCGTTACCATGGTTGGAGTGGGTACTTAATGGTGCTGACCACACAAACTTCTTCGAGAACCGAGTTACTGAGTATGAGGTAGCAGGTTTGACAGGGGGCTGGGACGAAGCATATAACACAGAGAAGGAATGACACCAAATGCAAGAAGTAACTTACGAACTGGAATGTGATGATTGTGGTGCGGAATATACAATCATCCAGACTGTACCAGAACACGTAAATGAAGACCAGCCAATCTATTGTCCAATGTGCGGAAGTGAAGTTGATATAAGTAATATTGACGAAGAGGATGATTTGGACATGGATCCGGATCATGATGATTTATATTCTGATTTGGACTAATATATGGCAAACCCGTGGGATATTCCTTGGAATTTTGAACATAAACCTTATGACCCTGATGAAGAAGAACTGAAGAAGTGGGTCGGCTTCTGCTATCGTGTTACGGATCTGGAAACAGGCAAGTCGTATATCGGTAAGAAGTTCTTCTGGAGACCGAAAACATTACCTGTCACAAAGACCCGAAAGCGTAGGGTTAAGACTAAAGTACAATCCGATTGGAAGAAGTATTTTGGCTCAAGTGAACAGGTAAAGGAACGTGTCGCTACAGGCGTTCCGTTCAAAAGAGAGATACTGAAGCTGTGCCGTACTAAGGGCGAATGCTCATACTTTGAAGCTAAATTGCAGTTCGAGTATGATGTGCTCCTGCGTGATAACTATTACAACGAGTTTATCGGCTGTAAAATTCACGCCAAACATATAAGTGCATTGAAGGAAGACTTTAATAATGATAATATCAAACAAACACCGATTCATATTTCTGAAGAATCGTAAGATATCTGGCTCAACATTTGAGAGCCTGATGTCGCCTCACCTTGGACCTGATGACGTATGTACAGGTTCACCTACTGACGGAACGCCTCAACTCAATGATAATAGTGGGTTGGGGCATATGTCATGTCATCAAATCAAGAGTCTGTATCCAGAACAGTGGGCGTCTTATATGAAGATTGCCATTGAGCGCAACCCATGGGATAAATGCGTCAGCGCGTTCAGGTGGCATTCCGTAATCAAACCCCACCTCCCTGGGATTGCGGAGCAAGACTTTGGTAAATATCTACGATCGAATGCATCCCTGCTGCCTACAGATTGGGCAAACTACACTGTCGATGATAAGCCGGTTGTTGATGTTTTCTTTTATGAGAATTTAGATATCCTTTATGGGTGGATTCAATTAATCACTGGAGTTGACATTCCTAAGGATTTACGCTATAATACTAAACTGAAGAAAACTGAAAGAAGTCACTACACAGAGTATTATGATAAGGATGACATTGACTTTGTTGCTTCTTTATTCCACAACGAGATAAGAGAATATGGTTATGAGTTCGGAAAAGATTAGACTGTATATTGGTTCGTCATCGAATGGTGAGGATGCGTTGATTGAGGCGGCGTATGAGTATTCCTTGCGCAAGGAAACTGATCGCGAACTAGAAATAGTATGGATGCGGCAAACAAATGACGAGTCGTCATACTGGCATGGCTTTGCTGATCAGAATTGGTCAACTCCATTTTCAGGATTCCGATGGGCTATCCCCGAGCATTGTAACTTCGAAGGGCGAGCGATATACACTGACGTTGATATGCTAAATTTTCATGATATCGGCGAGTTGTTCGATATGGACATGGGCGATCACTACATGCTTGCCCGAGACGGAAAGCGGTTCGGCGGAAAAGAGTTCTGCGTTATCCTTTTTGATTGCTCTAAGTTCAAAGGGTTTATAGCACCCACAGAACAATGGAAAGTCCACGCAACTGCCCATCATCAGTTCATACAGTACTTTGTAAAAACACCAAATCTAGTCGGTTCGCTGCATCCTGAGTGGAATAGTCATGATGGTGATACGTTTCCATTTAAGCAGTTACACTACACCCATATGCCAACTCAACCATGGAAGCCATCTTGGTTCACTGGATTGGCAGAAGAACACCCTAAAGCTGAACATGTTGAATTATTCTGGGCATACGTACATATGGCCAAAGAAAATGGGTATGATCCTGCGGATTATGCGGGTGAAGGTAACGTCAAATATAACATAATAGGTAATTAGTATGCAAGAGTTATACGGTGAGTTACCTCTTGGCTCAGTAATCTTTGCAGCGGCTGACAGCGCGTATTTCATGGAGCATGGACTCCCTTTTTGTATATCGTCAAGTAAGGCTGGGTTCGACACTCATATACATGTAACCAACCCAACCCAAAAAGTTCTGTCATTGGCGGGCATTGTCAATGCCGTGACTGACCGAGCTGTGACATTTACGTTTGATGATGCTGACATCTCTGCGTTGACCGGTGACCAGAAGCGCACGTACTATGCGTGCCTAAGATTTAATGTTCTGCCCACTATACTTGATTCTGCTGGTCGCGTGATGGTGCTTGATATTGATTGCCTTGTGATGAAGAACTTCAAATTCCCAACAATGCAGCCTTGCGGGTATTTCCCTAGACCGAACGAATCGCACGAAGGTATGAAGGTTGCTGCCGGCGCTGTATACTTCACCAAAGGTGTGATGAATATAGCCAACGGGATACGGGATACTCTTGCTGGGTTGCCCCTAAACTGGTTCGCTGATCAGATTGCATTGTCACACGTATTCAAGCAAGTTCCGGAAGAGCATGTTGCTATCTTTGATAACGAATTTATGGACTGGGAGTTTGTCGAAGGTACTGCTATCTGGACTGGCAAGGGTCCAAGGAAATATGACAATCCGACCTATGTGAACAAGAAGATAGAGTTTGCTCAGATGGGGATAACAAAACTTCGAGCTGCGAAGACTGTACTACTAAAGCCGAGACTTGATATTCCTTTCAAAAGGTTTGGTCTACAGATTCGTTCTGACGCTCCTCTGCCCGAGATTAGACAGCATTGGGCTAACTTCGCCGATAGCGTAAACTGTGATTTGACAATAGAGCTCCCGCGATGGATGTTCAACTCAACTATCGAAGGAATGTTAGACCCTGATGTTTCTCTATTGGTGCCACATACGGAGAAACCTCAATGGGGTGGTCTCATTAAGAATAAAACTAAATTCTACATGCAGACGGTGTTCCCTTGGTTATTCACTATTGATAGATGGGGATGGGGCGGCGGTGCTGCATTCTTAGATACATTCAAGTCAGATATGATGTACACTGAAGAAGCGTTCAATACCATGCGTGATTATGCGATTCAAGGCGGTACTAAGTTCGCGCAACCCAAAGATAGCAAGGCACCAAGAATCAACTCCCCAACTATCTTTGTCCCACTACAGCTGCCGCATGACGAGACTATCCTCAATCATGCTGACATAACTGTACCTGAATTTGTGGAGGCTCTGTGTAAATGGGCTGACGCAGATGCCAATAGACCTGATATCATATTCAAAGGTCATCCTGCCAACCTCCAGTCAATGGATCCACTAATACGCATTATACAAAAGTATAATCGAGTCTCATATACCACTAACCTGAACATCCATGAAGTCATACCCCAAGTTGACGCTGTATATGTGATCAACTCTGGCGTTGGTCAAGAGGCAATGTTACATGACGCTAAAGTAGTTGCGTTCGGTGATGCTGAGTATCAGGATGCTGTTATAGAAGGTAATATTGACGACCTTGACTTCACTTGGGCTATGGTTGAGGCTGACGACCCTGTCGCCCGAGCCAATATATACCGTAGATGGTACCATTGGTACATTACTGAGATCACGTACAACACCAGGAATTAATGCTTTACTTTTGTACATGGATGTAGTATAATTGAACTATAACTATGAAGAGGTGAACTATGGAAGTTTTTGGCGCAATTATTGTAACGATAGCATGCATCATAATCGGTCTTTATGGGTCGGTTCTCGCTCAATCAGATGTTGATGCTCGCCGCAAGAATCATGATGCAGGCACCCATGACTACTACGGGAATAAGATCGATGAGTAAGCTGATGAATAATCTAGATGTATTATTTGATACTCTGCGGGAAGAGGGTTGGTATTGCGGATGGGGTTTGCCTTGCTGCCAGTCTTGCGCATGGGGTGCGATTCCTGATGCGCATGAAGAAGGTAAGTACATGGATGAGGAGATTGACCTTGAGAAAGTTCTATTCAATCATGAACAAGACATCGAAGAAGAAGGCGACTGGGAACCATCCTGGGATGAAGATGAGGATTGGCACCCTCGATACTGCAATTCTGATGAAATTGATAACAGTACGTTTTGCTTCAATGGCAGTAAACAGGGTGTCAAGAATTTAACGGCAATCATTCCGCTAATTGAGGCGGCAGGTTGTAAAGTATATTGGAACGGCAAGGGCGATCAGCGTCCTGACATATTTTGGGGAGAAAGTGAATGAGTGGAAATGGGCTAAGGTTTAATCCTTCTGCTAAGTTTCGTGATACGGCGCACAACCAATACTTCTTTGGTTTGATCGAGCTTATATCTACGATCCGCAATCTTAAGATGCAGGGTGGGTTGAATATGATTGAGATCGGATCATATATGGGGGAATCTACTGCTATTTTTGCTATGAGCGGTATCTTCAATTCAATACACTGTATTGATCCGTGGGAAGGTGAGGAAGAGTCTAATAATGAAGGAAACCGAACGTGGGAAGCAGTTCGTACGGAGTTCGAGACCAATACTCGTCAATGGCGACATGGATTCCACCCCAAGGTTTGGGAGTATAAGAACTATAGCCACAAGTGCCACCACCTCTGGCCAGATAATTCGGTAGACTTTATTTACATTGACGGCAATCATTCATATGAATCTGTTAAACAAGATATTGAATTATACTTGCCTAAATTGAAGAAAGGAGGTATAATAGCTGGACACGATTATAAATTCCTCAATATTGATAGTAGGGGTAATTGGGCGACCATTGATAGTCAGTTCCCTGGAACCATCAAGGCGATTGATGAAGTTCTTGGTGGGGTTGACTTTAATTTTTCTGACAGTAGCTGGGCAAAGGTGATAAAATGAATTTAGTTAGGAACTCTCTACAGACTCCTGATGGCACGATTTTGTATTCGCGCCATCGTCATGATTACCGAGAGCATGTAGATGCCAATGGCAAAACCTATATGGTAGATGGCGGACTAGCGTATCATCGCGCTTCTGCTCACGGTGATGAGAAATACCTTAATGTCTGGGATACCGACCCATTCATTGAAGTGCGAGAAGCGGTTGAGTGGGGGAGTTATGGTATAAACGGTGATGAGCCACTGAAGTGGAATAGATTATGCGATATGAGCACCGACCATATTGAGGCAGTGTTGAAAAATGTAAAGACGATTGGTGATACGTATCGCAAAGCGTTTAATTTGGAACTTGAATACAGAGGAATACGGGAAGAATATGAGCAGAGTTAAATTGATCGCAGTTAGTAAGCCAACAGCAGAAACTGGTTGTTATTCAGCCGAGGAGCTGGTAGCATATTCAGCCCGAGTCAGTAATCCCGCTAATCAGAATAATACCAAGACTGCTGGCAAGCTAGTCCGGTATCTGATTAGAGAGAATCATTGGTCGCCTCTAGAAATGGTACACATGACTATGTCAATTACCACTACCCGAGATATATCGCGGCAGATTATACGCCATCGGTCATTCTCATTCCAAGAGTTTTCTCAGCGTTATGCCGAGAGTGAATCATTCACGACTAGGATAGCTCGTTTACAGGATCCTAAGAACCGTCAAAATTCTATTGAGATTATCTCTGATGATTATGGCAGGGGCGGTGAATCGACTGAATCTTCTAATGGCGACCGTCTTGTCGAAGCGTGGAATATGAAGCAGAAGCAATCAATGAATGCCGCTAAAGAAGCGTACCAATGGGCGCTGTCTAATGGCATCGCTAAGGAACAGGCTCGAGCTGTACTGCCTGAGGGAAATACGGAAACCACGCTGTATATGGCCGGTTCTCTGCGGTCATGGGTACACTACTGCGACCTGCGACGAGGAAATGGAACACAGAAAGAGCATATGGTCATAGCTGATGAATGCTGGTCGATAATTAAGCAACACTTCCCTGATGTCGCATTGGCAGTTGAGGAGATGGGCGATGAGTAGCGTGTTGGTCACTGGCGGAGCTGGCTTTATCGGCTCCGCATTATGTGAGCGACTGGTCGAGCTTGGGCATAGGG